GTAGGAGGTAATTCCTGCAATACGTTACTATTATCAAGACCTATACTATCCTTTAATAAGAAACGTAGTTGCTTTGGATTATAAAGATATCCATATTCTCCGTTAAAGATCAAGAAGTTCTCACCTTGGAAACACGCACCTCCAAATTGGTCTGTGGTTTTTGGTGATACAAATGTATTATCTCCAAGTTCTGCTCCAGTTGCTGCTTCGTTTACTGATAGTTCTGTAAGTCTAGTTTGGAACTGTGCACCTGAGCCAGGATATACAATATCAACTCTTGTAGAACCCGCAGTATATCCAACACCTTTACTTGATACTGTGATACCAGTAACAATATTTGTACTTAGATCAACTTGAGCAAATGCAGTAGCACCAACTCCGTCTCCTGTAATGATAACGTCAGGAGGACCGAAGTATGCACTACCACCAAATGTAACAATTATACTTTCTATCTTTCCATTAATAATAGATGGATACGCAACAGCACCGCTACCAGAGATCAATTTAATCGTTGGTTCGTAAGTATACTGTGATCCTGCATCCGTAATACTGATAGTATCTACAGGACCTCTACAAACTGCATCTGCAGTTGCTCCTATTCCGCCTCCTCCTGTAATCGAGACTGTAGGAACACTTGTATATCCCGCACCACCATTCACTATGGTTATACCAGTTACGGAACCGTCCGTAATTTGTGCGGTAGCAAATGCTTGATTTCCGCTAGTTGCTCCTCCACCTACAATAGAAACGATAGGTTGCGTGGTATACCCGCTTCCTCCGCTTGTTACGTTTATAGAAGTTACGGATCCTGTAATAACAACCGCAGCAGTTGCGGAGGTACCCTCATATTCCCAATCAATAGTTCCTACTGTTATAATTCCTGCAGTGTGTGTAGGATATAGAGTCGCGGAAGATTTACCCGCATTTCTTGAACGATATCTTCTTTGTTGATATGATACTCTAGTCAATCCTGCATATGTTGTATCTAACTGATATTCTGGTTCAAACTCAACAGTAGGAGGGTTAGTAATGTCATAACCAGATCCACCATTTATTCTTTCAATAGATTTTATACCACCATACTTAGTCTTACTTTCAGACTTATATGAGAATAGTGGGACACCGTTTGCACCAATACCTACTTGTCCTATAGGAGTATCAGTTTTAGAACTTTTAACAGTAGGTGTAAGAGGAATACGTTTTAAATATCTTTGGTTGCCAGGATCTAGATCAGTTGTAGCAAAAGGTCCTATCTTATGTGTTGGTATACCTGTACTAGCGACTATTGCGTCAGTAGATGACTTATATGTATTTTGAACGTCACCAGTTGTATCCTTTACAGCAAGGTTAATAGATGTATCGTCAGACTTACCAAATGCAAATTCTCTAGCAATATAAAACTCAAAATTGGATATTGGTTGAGCAGGAGATGATGAGAAGATAAACTCAAAAGTAAACTCGTCAACAATACCTACAACCGTGTGAGAGTTATTATAAATGTCCTCTGGTGCATTCAATATTCTAATAGAGTCATCTCTGACCAATCTATGCTTTTCTTTAGTTACTACGGTGCATCTTACCGATCCATCGCTTTCGGGTGCTGCTAGGGTCGCTGAGGCACCTCTGAGAGCACGTCTAACATTGTATACAAAACTATCCCATATAGGATCAATACTATCGAAACCAGGTGCAGCGGGAGTTGTAACTTTTGAGTCTGGAAGATAATACCTACCACCATTATTAAGAGTAACTCCTCTAGTTCCACCAAATATCTTCAATTGAACTTCTGAGTTGTCTACATTTGAATTACCATAGATTTTGAATGCAGCAAACACTTCTTGTCCTGCATCATGTGCTACATTGCTTGTATTGTCTCTTGCACGAGAGCATCCTAAGAACTGATTAACTGTTTTAGCAGTATAACTGATTATTTCGTCTTCTATCCTAAATTTACCGTTTGTCTCAGGCCATCCTAGTGTAGAATCAACTGTAACAACGTTATCAAGTAGATTACCACCTAAATCTTCTGCTAGAACGGTTTTATACGGAGTTACAAACGTTCCAATTGAATTATTCGTATCTACATCAATTTCATAGATTGTACCGTTTGGTGTATACACTTCTACAACACCTTTAACGTAAATTCTTGCAAATTCTACATTTGGATCATTTGGATCTGCTTCCTGATACAATACTTGACCAACAAGTTCGATTGGATTCCCAGAAACAGGAACTGCACGAATAATCTCTCTAGAAACGTAAAACGCATCACTAGGTTTAAATATTCTTTCTCTTGGATATGATATTTCCGATTCTACGCCAAATAGTGTTCTCAATACAAACTGGAACGATCTACTTGTTCCTTTTGATGAGTAAAAGTCTTTTATTCTTTTAATAATGGTGCTTTCAGTTACACCAGTTGCAAAATTCTTAGGAAATGTGTTTAAAAACTGCTCTTTAAACTTCCCAAGCATGTAAATTGGGAAAATGTTGTTTAAATTAACAACTTCTGTGCCAATAGTGTGAGTTGCAGCAGTTGTAGACTCAAATTTAAACTCAGATTCAATTCCAACTGCTCTTACAGCGTTAAAACCACGTGCACAAGTCTGAAATAGTGTTGCACCCTTACTTTGGTAGTAAATTATCTCATCATCTACTAGTAAAAGTCCTTCTGACGGAAAATCACGTGTAGATTGAACGTCAACAGTAGTGGAACTTGCGGAAAGTGAAGAAATTAGCGTTGTAGTCGTAACTAGATCGCCATAATTGTCAATATTATAATAATCCGACCAGTTTTGGATTATATCAAAGCAATATCCTTTTAATTCTTGTGACTTATAATATTCTTTGACAAAATCAATGAACGTAGGAAACTGTTCCGCTATAAAAGACGGAAACTGCCCTGCAATGTTTGTTGATATTTTGGATCTTGACTCAGAACTTACCTCTGACGGTACAGGTGTCTGTGTAACCGTAGTAGTAGGTGTTGTCCACGATCCAACTCTCCAAGAACTATTTGTCATATTCGATTAATAGCTAGATTCTGGAATTACTCCTGTTCCAGAGATATTTGAACCACTACTGATAGTATCTTCTACTACAGTAATCACCGAGTTATCTATACCCATTGTAATATACGTTTCTCTGAGAGAAACTAAATCATTTGATTTGGGAGTTGCTTTTATTTGCAATGTATTGTTTGCCACAACTGTGGATTGTATAATCAAGTCATTAATTACAATATCTCCCATGTCATAATCTACAGAACCCCATAATCCATCAACATACTCAAACTCACCAGTTCCTTTGACGTAATACAGACGTAATGTTCCCGTACCATCGTCATTTAGATAATATGTGTTTACATCATCACCTACAATCTTGAATCCACTGGATGAAACAGAGGGATTTGTGGAAGTTTGTTGATTGATTCTATTACCGTAACAGATTTTGTAGTTAACACGAGTGTTTAAATCAACTGTTGCGTTCTTTCTCATGGTAACACGAGTGATGTTAGAGGTAATTGACCTCTCCGCATCATCAATAATGTTTTGTACCTTAGAATATTTGAATTTACCACCAAATTTGTTGAACTCACCGCTAGAATTAAGTGCGGTTAGTGTAGTAATGACTAAATTCTTGACTTCTGCAGGAGTTCTGCGTGTAAGATTGGGGTTGTAATACACAAAACTTGTTAAATCTATGTAAAGTATAGACGGATCAATGATTGTTGGTTGAATTGCTGCAATAGAATACTCTCTAAGTGTCTTTAAAACAGCGTTTTTCTCTGAAAGTGATAATTTATCTGCATTTTTTGGTTTGATTGCCAAAAATACCTTGCCATATTCGGGTGGTTCCGCTTCTTCTCCACCATAACATGCGATAGATGCGACGTTTGGATAGATTTGTGGTATGATTGCTTCGTAATCTTGCGTAGAAACTGCTCTACCGAACGCAGAATAGAATTTTGGTGCACCAAATTTGATAGATTCTGTAGATTCTGGTTCTGCACCGCCATCTGGGAACGAAGTTGCGGTTATTGTAATGCCAGAAGTTATTGCATTTAAGCTATTATCTCTAAAAGTTCCAATATTTTCAAAAACTTTGAGTCCATTTGCTCCTCTTCCTGCAGAAGTTGTGTATTTTACGTTAACAACATCGCCATTTGTTAGTGCTTTACCTACAACACCGTCTCCAAATAGTATTTCTGGTATCTGATACTCACTCTCTTCTAAGAAAAACACCTTTGATGTGGAATCTATCTTAGTAATATCAGTTGCTTGTAGATATTTCTCTGTAATTGTACCAGAAGTTACCTCTACAATCATAGATGTAGTGTCAACTCTATCGTTTGTAAGTATAAATCTCTGTCTTTGTGACGTATCTTTTACAAAAGTATCGTTTAAGAAGATGCCTTCGTATAAAACTGTGTTAGAAAATGTTGCAATTCCCGATAAACTGTCCACAGATTGCGAAATATCAGTCGGAATTGAGAAAACAAAGTTGTTATTGTCCAATCCTGTGAAGTTTAAAACCAATCCTGCAGAGATTGTGACTGATTTTGGGTAAGGAAATACTGTTTGGACTGAAATATCGCATATAGTGCGTGCAGAACGTGCCGATTTTGGTGTATAACCAATCATTCTAGCAAGTTTTACAACGTTTTCACGCAAAACTGCCGTTTCTAGGAACCCTTCATTGACTGCGAGGTTAGCATTTACACTTGTATAGTAAGTATTATACGCTAATGCGTCAATAAGCACCGTCAAAGACGATCCCTCAAAGTCATAATCACTAAATTGTGACTGTGATCTTAGGTATTCTTTGATTTGTGCCTTGATTTGGTTAAATTCAAGGGCATTAACTTGATTAAATGCCATTATGGTTTAAATGCTATACTGATGTCATCAAACTTAGGCGATATTCCTAATATCAAATACTGTATTTTACAATTTAACTCATTACGATCTTCTTCAAACTGTACTACTGCTGATACAGCGGTAACTCTAGGTTCATAAATTTCAATAGCTCTCTCAATTCTACTCTTTACCTCTAATACCATTGTAGGTGTAGAGTTCTCAAACAATAGACCAATTATATTACCACCGAAGAAGGGGTCAAAGGGTTTCTCGTAGAAATTGTAAAGAACAATATTCTTCACAGACTCCTTGATTGCAGCTTCATTCTTAAGTGACAGAATATCGTTCGTCACTGCGTTCTTTTCAAATGTAAGGGAGAAATCTCTAAAAGACTTCGATATCAAAGACATCCCGAATGAAACAATTCTTTATCAATTGTTATTTATACTAGTTTCTCGAATGGTTTACGTTTCTTACCTTGTCTGTCACTACGAGGATCAGTAATTAAGTATCTACAATACTCATTACCATGATCGTAGAAGTGATCAGACATATCAACTGGAATGTTAGCGTTCCTTTTACCGTCAACTATTCTATTTGCCTTGGCCACGATACCTCTTCTTTTTTTGATTACGTGATGTAGCACTATACTTCGTGTGTTGACCACGACCCTGTGCTGTTTTCTTTGGTTTCGATTCAATACTGTTTCCAGTGTTCCATGTCATTGCCATAAATTAATTTCCATTTGCGAATACGGTTGGACTTCCCCCAGTCATTGCTCCTGCATCGGCACTATCGCCAATACGAGCAACTTTAATACCTTCCACATATACATTAGGGGATCCTGCATTTACCGTTGCAACATGTGGAGCACATGGTGGATCGGGTGGAAAGGCATGAGATACGGTTGGGTCTCCTATTCTTGCGATAAGGATTCCATCTG